TCGGGGCGCCGCCACACTGAACAATAGTAGCACTCTGCGTCTGCGGGCTACCGCCGTCCAGCGTGAGACGCGTGATCACACCAGTGCCGACGAAGCTCATACCACCGATATCGGTTACCACCACCACTGGGTCACCATTGACAAACATGTCAACAAACTCCGCCTTCGTGCTATCCGGCTCCAAGGCAGTGACGGTCATACTCCAGTCGAGAATGTTTATTTCTCGTTGTCGCCACGTGTCTTGTAGTGCAGTCATGTCCACCTCTTCCGTAGAGAACTCTATGGAGGCCTCGCGATAACGCGCGAGAACACTTACGCCGCTAATATTCAAAATATTTACATCCTTGGCGTAACGCCGGTCAGTTAGCACTCCCATAATACTTTTCCTCCTTTTGTAATAGCATCAGGTCGTTAAATGCACGTTTTTGTATGGTATAATCGGCTCTGCGTACGCTTTCCCCAACGAGATGTTCTAGCGTAACCCTGCCATTATACCACACCTCCTTACCGTGCTTCCTGATACATTTGAGACAATAATCATAATCCGAACCATATAGAAAAAACCTTTCGTCCAACAACTCTGTGTCTATGGCTTCTTTTCTTAAACCACAGACAGCGAAGGACACAACGTCTATTTTCTCTATTTTGTTCCACTCATCCCCTCTTCCAACCCTGTGTCTCCACTTCAGCGGAACTAAGGTTTGCGACAGCACTTCGTACTCCCCTACCTTATAAGGGATATCGAATGCGGGCAGAATAGGGGGAGACCCGACACAGCCGCCATGAACGACTATATCGCCTTTTTTCTGCCTGCATCCGACTACCCAGGCATTGTCATTGTCCACAAAGGGCGATACCAAGTCCCCGACCCAAGACAAGTCTAAGCCCTCTCTTAGGGATGTCTCGCGTAGCTCACTATACTCATTCGGATCTGGTGCTATTATATCACTATTGCACAAAATAAACCAGTCCGGATCAAAGATTTTTGACTTTTCTATTAATATATTGCAACCTTTTGTGTAACCTGTATTTACATTTGAAAGATACACAAGGGTTGGCGGGTCTTCGTCTGGCCTATGCATGTTCTCTATGAGCCATTCCTGTGACCCATCTTCGCTTCCATTATCTAATATCAAAATGGGAACATTGCAAGATTTACGTAACAATGGGTAAGTTTCTTTTATTATATCTAACGTGTTGTAACTAAGGCTAAGCAGAACTTCCATGTATTAGGATCCTTCCGTCTACTCTTCGTATAACTACCGTGCCATCTGCGAGTAGAACTTTCTCCATGTAGCCATTATCAGCAGAAAGCCAAGCATCAATAACTTGCTCCCCACTGCCTTGCTCCTTAGGCCTTTCATTTGTAAACACATCCTTATTGTTATCCATTATACCCACACCATTATAGCATATTGGCAACCATGTCGGCAACTTCAAATGCGTTTATTGCCAACATGGCTTTGCAAAAACGCTCGCCGCAATCTGGGATTTCTGCTATTTTTAGACACGGAGCACAATCGGCTTGCCCTTGTATATATCTTACTGTCGGATAATACTTGGTTGTAGTGTCCCCTCTGGTTATACTAAACAAACCTATTGTCGGCTTGTTCAACCACGCCCCGATGTGTAAAACAGATGAGTCTGGGGTTATTAGTGCGTCCATCATGTCAACAACGGCAAAGAACTCTTCATTTGTGTCAAACTTTCCGCACAAATCATATACATGATCTGGCGGAGCAACCTCTACCCCGTCTTTTATCCACCTTATTTCCTGCATTATACTACCAACTATATATACGTCAAACTTTGTTGATAGTTCGAGGGCTAATAACGCTGTTAGGTGTCGCGGATACGACCTGTAGTGAGCGGCGCTCGCTACCTGTATCCCTATCTTCTTTCTGCCTGAACGGGGCAGAGCGTTTTTCACCATGTCCCTAATCGCAGACGATACGGCAAGAGGCATTACCTCTCTTATATTTACATTGTCAAGTTGCATTCCCAGCACTCTTGCGAACACTTCATAAGCGTTCTGGTTTTGAGACTGCCTGACTTCATCCTCCATTGATACTACGTAATCAGTGCTTCGCACGGTGTTATACAATGGGGGATAGGTAATCACTCCGTCTGCGTAATCCGACAGCCAAAAATCATCACCAGGAGCAGCTGCTACACATACGCGCATTCCTGGATACCGGCATTTGAACTCGTGAATAACATACCTAAGAACCAACATGTCGCCGATGCCGCCAGGGCAAATAATGGTCAGTATTCCGGACGGCTTCCATATATCAGTTGGCCATGTTGGGGTAATGTCAGATACAGTCAGATCATTCTCATATTCACTTGACAATAAGTTGACAGCTTTGTCAAGAACTACATATTCCCAATCCCTATGCAATATTTTTGATTCATTTACCCCAGAATGCCTGCTAATAGGTATTTGTACGTTTCTACTAAGCTTTATTACTTTCATTTCAGGAATTGGACATCCCCTTCAGATTGATAGCATTCTCAAGACACTCATTGTACAGCTTTCTGCACTTATTCCTGGCAAGCTCAATGGCCTTTTCCGCCACGGGACGAGGCCTCATTACTGGCCCCTTGCGCCTACTCCTCCAACCGTATCTAAAAGCCCTAGCCAACGGTATGTGTTGGCCAGAATATGTGGTAGACATCGCGGTGTTGAGTAGGTATGAGTAATGACGCGGCGGATCATGCTTAGCAGAAATCCTCTGGTAAAAGCTCTGAAGCCACGACCCGCTCCTTCTGTCTCTAGTAACAAACGTCTGCTTGTTGATGATATAATCTGGCAAGCGTGATTCGCCACGCCCATACATACCGAACTCATTTTCCTTAAAGTAGCGCCATTGCTCAGTTAGCGACACATCACCTTGGCTAAGTGCCATTACCTGGGACGCTAAAGTTCTTATTGCTCTCCTGTGCAATACTGTAATATTCCTCTCCAACGTTCTTGCACGGAGCATATACCTATCGACAATCCTGTGGCAATCCTTTATTAGCACTACCATTATACGCTATCCTCTTCGGACCAGGCAGTAAAGGCACAGTCAATACTGGCACAGGCATATCTCAACCCATTTTCACGTAGAAAACGGGAGAACTCGTTTTCTGGTTGGGTTGATCGCCACTCCATGTCCGCTATGTATTCCAATCCCAAATAATGCCCACTATCTGCTTTTGATCCCGCGATGTTTCTCCTAACAATCATCATCTTCTTTCTGGCCTCGGCATACGGACTGGTTTGTTCTGTCCAAGGGACTACTACAAACAACGTGCAACTGTATATGTGTTCATATTGCTTAGCCACCTTCCGATTAGATGGCCAAACAATAGGGACAACAAAAAGACCTGGCCATTGGGATATATCATCTATCCATCCAGCGGGATGTCCCTCCAGTTTTGTTGGGAGTTGTATGGTGGCAGGAGGAGCGCCAATATATGCAGAGCCATCCGCATAGTCAAATATTGCCTCAATGATCTCATTTCCAGCCTCATCTGGGTCCATTTTATCCACCACCCCTGAATGCCTTAATAATCTCTGCCGTCCCTGCTGGACCAAGCAACACTACAAGGACAAGTATAGCCAACGCAATGAGAAGGTGCTTACCATTGACTACCACTTGACCACAGCCAGTGGACTCTACGGCATTTATTGCCGTTACAATCTTATTTGCGATTTTGTCTACCATGCTATCAACATCAAAATCACTTACCATGGCAGCCTCCGTTTTTATGCGCCATATTTCATAATCTCGCCACATTTTGTCGTGTTCTTCTAACTTTCTTTTGATTTCTTTAATGTCGTTGTTAATATTCACTATGTCTTTTTCTATGATGTTACCACGAGGACATTTTGTGCCGTTGATGTACTCGGACACATCGTTCACCTACATTGGCTTAGGAAACATTACTATTTCTTGATGATGGAATTCAAATGTAATAGGATTGCGTTGTGCTCTTTGAGCCTTTAGAACTACATATCTGGAACCGGTATTGTTATCTATAACCTCATCTCCGGCCTTAATATCATAATCAGGTTCGCAAATCATAACAAGGTTGCCTTTATCAATCGTTCCGGCTATTGTATAATCAGTATCCTCACCATCTGGTACGATTATACATTTAACATTATCGGCAATAACCTCCTCCCCTTCGTATATATTGCCGCTCTGTGTTGCTCTAATAATAGTAACACTATCCGGAGTCGGAATGTCCATTGTTATGATCTTCCTCCAGATGATATGACTCCCAAGCCAATACGCTTACGCCAGTTATCTATGGACCTATTAGCATAATCAAGCATTACTTTGCCAGAAGTGGAATCAACAGAAACTCTACCAGCTCTCCATCCGCCAGAAACTATACGCCTTTGGCCAACAGCCTGGGCAGAGAAAGCAGCAACACCTTCTAAGAAGAGGGATTCATCTTTGGGGAGAATGTCGCTAAGACTGGCAAGCTTGCGATAGACAATAACTACATCTTGAGAATCCATTGGGGTCGGATAAAGGACAATGAAACCCCCTCTATCTTCCCATGTTCCGATTTTCGAGGTTAACCTCATTATATCTATGTCGTTTATCAGACGAACAGACCTGAAGTAAATATCATCGCTTTCCTGTAGCTTGACCAACAATTCTTGTATGGATTCCTGGAAATTATCTGCCGGAGACCAAAAGACGTCTACAATAACATATGCTTCGTCCGGATAATCGTAAGCATACTCCCCAGCGGAAGTTTTAAAAGTTTCTATAACTATTGGTCCCCTCACCAAGGACCATTCTCGTAAGACATCATTAATAATACCTAACAACTCAGCATTGCTGAGTTGTGTGAACCCACGCCTACTTATAAATTCCTGAACATCTATAAAGTCCATTTCTTCACCTTTGTGTTCAGGATTGCTTACTAAGGATTTGGTGTGGAACCCGCAGTTAAGCGGGTTCCACACCTTTTTCTAAGTCACCAGGTTAGAACGGGTTCGTCCCAGCCTGTGCGGCAATGATGATCTTGCCGAACAGCTCAGGGCGAGCAAAGTAGGTAGCGTAGCGGCTGGTCACGGACTGAGCAGCCGTGTTCGTAGCCGCGGTGTAGTCCACTGGGGAGATATACAGAGGAATGTACGGAGCATACACATATCCAGCTCGCGTCCAGCTGTCCCCCTTGTACCCCAGCAAGATGCGGTTGGGGGTCAGCCAGTCAGCCTGATACACAATGTACTGACTGGAAACTGTCCCCAGCCGCTTCAGGCCAATGCCAAACTGGTCTTCAATAACATTACCATCAACGGTGTACTCCGGCAGCGCCGAAAGCAGAGCCGCAGCCATGGGGTCGCACACCAGGAAGTTGGGCCCCATGGAGTTATCCCGACGAATCTGCGCCGCCGCCTTGTTGATGTAGACAATGAGCATCTTCCACCACTCAGACAGATTGGTCCACCCCGAGCTCGGCAGCTGAGTGCCGTAGGTCAGAGAAGCTCCGGTGCAGTTGTTCATCATGTCCGCGAGCATCTCATAGTTCACTTCGCGGGCGATCTCAGCCGCCGCCTCGTTCAGCAGTTCCTGCTGCGCATTCACGCCATGCACATTGGCCATGTCTTGCAGCAGTTCCTGGCTGACATTGTAATAGATGCTCTTCTCCTCCGCCGACACGTTGGCGGCCTCCAGCTCAATGCCCAACTGAACCTTCTCGGTAGTCTCAGCAGCCCGATCAGCCCAGTCGTAATCAAAGTCCTCGCGCGAATGAGTGTAGGTATCCTCATCCAATCGCTTGAACTTCATCCAGTACACACGGGCAGTCGGTGCAGCGATCGGCTGAACCGAAGCGATTGCATGGGCAAACAGCTTGGGATACAGGACGCGGAGCAACGGCAACACCTGAGGGGTCTGCGTGCCCAAAGCCGAGGTGGTCTGGGCGCTCGCAATGAACTCCTTATACCCCCGCCGCGTCAGCGAATACAGATACGGCCAGAACCGACTGGCCTCGCCCCCAGCCATGTAGTTGTCCAAGAGGCGCTCCCACTGCACACGTGGGTTATCAGGGGTGGGCTTGCCGTTATCAGGGATGCCTGCCATGAGCACGGCACGCACCTCCTGCACGGTATCGGGCCGCCGCACGATGTTCCCCTCGCCATCTGCCATATACTCGCTCAGAGGCTTGTCCTTTGGGGTGCCAGCAACCACTCCCTGCCCAGCCATAATGCCGGCAACAGGATCGCTCAGCTTCTCAAAGACCGACTCCAAGCTCTGCTCAATCTGCCGCACCTCATCAACTGAGGTAGCATTCTTCAGATGAGCCTCAATCAGAGTGCGCAGGCCCTCGTCATGCACGCGGGCCTTGACGCGTTCTACTTCGTTGGCCACCGCATGGCGAGCAGCAAACTCATCCAGGCTGGCCTTGATGCTCTCCTGAATCATGCTCTTTACCGCGTCTGGGTCAATACCAGGGGCGGTATCGGGGGCGCTCTCTACCTCCTGCTGAGGAGCAGGGGCGCTGGCCTCCACCGCCTTAACCTCATCACTTTGCTCACTAACAGTATGCTCTTCAGCGCTGGCTTGCACCAGTTCTTTATCAGACATGTTTATCCCTCCTGTGGCATCAGTAACCACATTGGTGATTCCGGTTTTAGCCAAACCGGTTGTGACAACATCAAAAGTCCGCAGAATAAAATCACTAGCAAAGATGCAATCTTTGCCCTTGAATGGTCCGTCCCCTTCCCACTTCTTCTTTATACTGCGACCATAACCTCGTAGGCTGAATTCAAGGTTGATAGGGGTCAACGCCAAAGCACGAATGTCTCGTCCTGCTGCATTCTTTGTGGTCCTACCCTTTGCTACAATATTCGTACCTTCTATCCTAATGTCATCCCAGGCCACGCACGTCTCCCGAATGCGTGGCCTCCCATCTGGGGGATGATCCGCTTCACCAAACAGCCTACCCATTTCAATTTCTTTCCGCAAACGAGGCAGATTCTTTTCTATCTCCTCTTTCGGAAAGACCATGGGAATACTGTCATCTGGGAACAACCGCGGTACTAATGGAGTGTCCACCTGTCCAACAACAGCCTCGAAGTGTAGAACCTCTCCGTCATCTTCGTAATTAAAAGTGTCGGGCACGTATGAGGCACAAAGTGGTTCACGCCCATTTTGAATAAGGTGCTCCTGCCGCTCCAACGCCTCGCAAACCAGGCTCTCAATGTCTTCCGAAGCCACAATTGGACTGAACTTCGGAATAACATCCATGACAACATCAATAGATTCAATATCGGCAGAAGCAATAACCTCACGCAAAGCGTCTTTCAGATCGTGCGGCTCTACATCCACAAGATCTGGAAGATTAGTATAGATGTCACTGTTAATGTCTTTCTTTTTTAGCGAAGGGAACTTCTTATATACTGCCGTACGCACTTCTTGCTGAAGCTCTTCCAGCGTGCCATCCCACCAGTCTGGGGGTGCGTCATATTGAGCCACCCTGGCCAGGGCGTTCCTGGCATGGGCAAGATCGGGAATGGGAAAGTGGTTCTTCCCATCCTTAACTTTGGGGTGGTCAGACGGGAAAATAGCGTCCTGTGCCCCAGGCCTGCGTTGCTTTTGCTTGTACGTGAGCACATCAGCGTTTACTACATCGCTTACACTCTGCTCCTCCCCATCCTCCCCATCCTCCCCATCCTCCTCAAAAACCTCTTCAACAACCCCACCTGCGATTTCATCCTCTCCGTCGCTACAATCTTTGAGTATTACATCCAATGAATTTGAGATGGCTTCGGTAGGGGAGTAGGGGAATTCCAAAATAATCAACGCTTCAACAACATCGCTGCTTGCTTCCTCCGCTTTAAGCTTCCAGCCATTTTCCGTCTTTTCGTAATACCTCTTCACTGCTTGCCAGCCGGCAATCATTGCGGCCTCTTCATCGTTTGTCTCTTTCAGCACTTTGTTAGCCACGGCAATGAATATGCGCAGTGCACCAATAGGAAGCTTCTCGGTTCCCCTGGGGGGATTGCTAATACTCCAAGGCATTTTTATACCTCCGCGATTTACTATTTTTGCACTGTTACTTCTATTTCCGGAAATACATCGATAACTCCATCCGCCCTCCGTACCGCGAGCTTCCCATCAGTACTATCAATAAGGTCACGCAGTTCTTCTATATTGCGAACCGCAATTACATCTGACTTTATATGGTCAGCGCCCGAAAGGCTGGACAATATATTCTTTAGCACTCGCAACCTAACGGAATAGGTGGCATCGTGCAAAGATGTCATATTAAATGCAAGACAGTCAATAGCATTTATGGTTCCATCTTGCCTTAATATACCATTGATAACGAAACTACTGTTATGGTAGTCAATATTTTGATTTATGTCAATATATTTTGACACATATGAATCAGAATATGTTTTTTCTTCACCTTCAACAACATGTATTTGAATACCTATTCCGTCTACATGCCAAGCATAGAGCATTGTGTTAAAGTTAACAGGCATACCGAGCATATCAACTGTAGCCTCTGCTGTCTTAACAACAATCAGCTCATTTGCTGGAATCTCAGAGCACAATGCCCACGGCACAACCCTTCCTGGTTGCACACTATTAGTCTTGGCCACAACACCATTGCGAGGCGGAAGTAGGGGCGCATCATAGTCCTTAAGCACCACGCGCTTTGAAATATTACATAGTTCTCGTGGCGTATTGATTACCCTCCACGGAAGCACTGCAACATCATCGTTGCCCTTTATGCCTTCTTCCAAAAGCTTGAGCCGTTCTATGAGAGGAAGCTTAAAGGTCAAGCCCCCATCGAATGATATGCAGTCAATAATCATTACCTTCTGCCCAGATGAATATAGACAATCAAAGATGCCCCGCTTTGGGTTATTTAGGGCAACAAAAGCCTTTGAAACAGCAGTGTAAGCGGGGTCGTCTGTAACTTCCGTTAGATTGTTATTGAATATTCTTACCCCGTTATCGTAATGAACTTGTATCCTGTTACCAGCCTTTAGTAGTTGCGCGATACACGGGAAAGTAACATGCCCCATGTCTCGTACGCTTCCAAGTTGAATAGGTTCTCCGTACGCAATTGAGCCATCCATTACTTCAACAATATCCAGATTTTCGTTCTTTACTAACCAAAGATCATACAGATTTATGTACCTGGAATAATTGTCTTTATCTATTACCCTACAAGAGTACTTTGCCGCAATATCGTTAGCAATATTTAATAGATCGGGAGAACACGGCAACAGCAACATGTCATCACTGTTGCCGTTCAATGCCGATCCCAGCAGGCGAACACCGTGCCCGACCCTAACCTTTTCTGGGAAAATGTCGGTCACGTTAGTGGTTGCATTGTCTTTGTCGTTATTGACAAGTTCCATTTCCATTTCATTATTGTTGCTCGTATTTTGTTGATTGAATGTTGTTTTTGATGATCTCCTCGACGTCGTCTTCATTTGTGGAACTACCTCCGCTCTGTTGGTTTTCCATCCACTCAACCACCTCGTTGTTGGTCATTTCCAAAACTTTGTCGCCAATAATACCCTCCGGTATTCCAAGCTTCTGCCAAATCAGCGCGGTCTGTGCCCGCAGGTTCAATATTCTCGACTGAATATGCGATCCCATCAAGGAGACCGCAGGCAAGGTTATCTCTATGCTGTCAGCAACCTCCATGGGATTTATTCCATTGAGAAGCAACTCCAGCATGGCCACATGCCAGATTGCCTCTCTATAAGCGGCCTGCAACCGCAAGATAAAACGCGCAAAAGCCTCGTCTACTGTTTCCTGGTCTTGTTCAATGAATGGGCGAGCACTCTCTATGTATATATTCAAGTATTTCATTGGCACGCCAATGCGTGCTAATATTCTTGCAACATCCCAATATATATCAGTTAGGTCAGCGAGGTGCGGCGCACTGCCGCCTACCTCCTCCACATCTCCAGAAACAACCCTGCCGTCATCAGTATAATATGACGCCAGGTAAAAGTCTGTTTCTACATCAATGGGGGTGTGCCGAGCACTGGTGATTATCGAACCAGTAGACTCGTTTACAGACATGCTCTTCTGTACCTCAACATTTTCCCTATACAAATTAAATGCCTGCTGCACTTCATTTGGGGAAGCACTGGCTGGCACCAAAATCTTGTGCTTCAACCGAGGATATGCTCGCGTGATTCTCGCCACCGCCATGCTATCCTCTTTGGCGCGTAGGCGCCTCCAGTGGCGTCGCAAGGGTTCAAGTATGGGAGTGGCATAGACGCCGCCTTGACGGCTACCAAACGTGGCGTGCACAATCTCATATGCATCCCACTGTGCGATCAGGTCGCCGGTCTCACTGTATTGCTCCCAGGCCGCTTCGCCTGGACCGCAAAAACCTGGCTTACCGCTCTTCTTTTCGGCGATAATGTCTACATTACAAACGATTTGATACGGGTAAGGGAAAGGCTTTACGCGAGAAATATATGGGGTATCATTAACACTGCGTCGCTGGAACAACCTGATATTATCAGTTCGCCCAGGAATCCCAAAAGTTATTTCCCAAAACCAGTTCCCAAACTTAACTATTGCCCTAATATCATCCCAGGCACGGGCAGAAGTGTTTATTCCCGTCCTCAAAAGCATATTATTCAGTATTCTTACTGCCTCTTCTACGAGCTTTACATTGTCCGAGCGCTCCACACTATCCTTGTCAAATACCGTGTCTCTTGTCTTAAACCAGTAAGCGAAGCGATCCCCTTCGCCTACCGTTGCCCTCTCTGCTATCAAATCAAGACAACGGGAGATTATCCCATCGTCCCTGTCCATAGCTTCTATATCTTCAAACTGGCGTTTCCTGCTAAACTCAGTTTCCCAGGGGAGCTCTGCCCCGTACCACGGCACATAAGGAACGTGTATACCTCTCTCTGGTATTTCATTGTCGTCGCGCCTGAACAACCTTCTTATAGATTGCAATATGCCCCATACCCCTCTTGGGACAGGAGCTACGTTGCTGTTCCCAGATACTAACATCATTTACCGCCTCCAGCCAGTGGGGAGTACGCGTCTGGTAGTACCTATTACGGTAGGAAGCCAGTCTCCCACCTTACGAGAAGCATGTTGTGTGGCCGCCGCGTCGGCTAGCCACATAGCCATTATTGTATCTGCAGTGGGGCCAAGAGGAAACTGTTCCATCTCCAACTTCCAGGCACACACCGGACAGTGGACATTGTCCATGTCAACGTCCAAGTGTTGGTGCATCTTGCTAACCAGATTGCGGTGTTCCGCGCTTAGCGGAATAACCCACGCACCGTTTTCTATTTGAGATACCAGACGTGGCACCCCAACCTCAGGATCCCACTTATTACTCCCCGTGAAATGGCCATACACAGGAATGTCTGCCGCCATCTCCTGACACCACTGCACTACCGCTTCCTGCATGGCGTTGTTCTCCACTAGCATGCGTTGTACATTGTGCTGCCTAGCCAGTTGAACAACGGCCTGTTTTACTTCCCCAGGACGCAACTTGGCCCTCAAGATCTCAACCGGATGCCGCCTTCCTGTCCCTGGCTCTACAGCGATGATAAATATTACTGTATAGGAAGCCTTCTTCTTTAGCGATTGGGCAATGTCTACCCCACCATAGCGCGGCCAATCAGGATTGACATTAGCCCCAATCTCCCAGTTGCAAAGACAGCGATTAATGCCTTCCTGAGAGAAGTACCGCTCATCCGGACTAATAGCTTGCAACAGGAACTGCCGCCGGAAAGCCCTGTCTCCTATGGCAGCTCTCTGCTCTAACAAACGCTCCAGTGGCCAATATTGAGGAAACGTGGCCTCCAGAGTTCCGTCTGGGTGCTCAATATAAGCTGGCTTGGCAAAGGTGTGCCAAGCAGGATCTTGCGCCAGCTGCGCCAGCAGATCATCAGATGTAGTAGGAATACCTATTACAACTATGCGGCGACCTGCTGCACCTTGAGCTAACCAAGTATTACGGAAGTGGCCAACGATTGCCTCGTGCATTCTGGGCTGCATTATCACAGTCTTATAATCTATTATATCATCAAAAATCATTAGGTCGGCACGCCCACCAGAAGCATTGCTGGTGATACCAGACACTTCCAGTGAAACATCCCGCACTAACCCAGGTTCGCGAGAGGCTATTACTATTTTGTTGGCCAGCCAATCCCTCTTCGACCCTGGACGCAGATCCGGAAAAACCGCGTGCAGGCGCTCATTGCTTTCAATGTTCTCCTTGACCCACCTCAGATGATCCCGCGCTTTATCATCATTGCACGTTACATACTTCACCCGCAGATTAGGGTTGTGCCCCAACTCCCATAACACCCTGCAAAACCCTATCTGCGATGTTTTCATGGACTCGCGGAAACCAAGGATAACCCCCTGCCACGGCCCCTTCAACGGTATGAAACGTTGCCACTCGTAGTGCAACGGATCGCCGATTATCCAAGGTTCTCCGCGTTCATTTCGAAAACAGTAATGACCAAAATAGACAGGATCGCGTCGCGCCCTCTCTATCTTGGCGTATTCCAGCCCCTCCTCTAACTTGTCAAACATTCCGGCTATGTCAATCATGAGGTTTTATACTTGTCGATTATTTCATTGGCTTTGAGCATTATATCGGTAAGTCTTTCCTTATCCTCTTCATTCATTGAGTCCCAAACTTCCTGCCAATCAGTATTGATAGAAGTGTCCAGTGAGGATTGTAGACCGTAGTATTCTTGAATCTTAGTCAGTAACTTTAACCACGTATCTATTACGCGAATAGCCCCGCCCATGTTCTCATTGCTTATCTCTTCTTTGATGCGAGTCTCCAGGGCAAGGGCTATATCGCTTATCTTCTTTACTATAAAAGCTGGCTCGTAATATGGGTTCTCGCGTAACGCTCTTATATTATTGCGGATTATCGCCGCAACCTTAGACTGATTCTTCCTCCATATTTCCATAACCTCTGCGTTGGTCAGAGTAATGTTCCAATCTTTGTAGGCTATGGAAACAATCTCGCCAGGGGTAAGCCCCGTAGCATACCACGTAAGTATCTGTTCCTTTTGCTCTGGTGATATAACGCGCGATAGAGCAGTGTCGCTACTCATTTATCCCTTGGCCACCCTAATAGTGTTGTAAGTGCCCTGTGCGCCCAACGCAGCAGTAAGTCCCGCAGCAATAGCCTTAATCAACTTTACACTGTTGGGCCCCTCCGTTTCCACCCACGCAGTGAGGGCAGCCGGAATAAAAGCTAAGACCCAGGAAAGAACAAGCTTTTGACGGGCACTGGTAAACTCAAATGAAGTAGAAAGCTGCCGCAACACAGCAATAACAGCAGGGACAGCAAGAATCGCCCCACCAACAACAACAGCTGTAGTCATCATATGCTACTCCTCCTATAATGCACCGTTCCACACTTTGAACAAGTTGTTTACCGCTTCTTTTACCTTGTCTTCTTTACTAATCAATACTTCCTCTTCAACACAAATAGCGACCATCCCCCTCGCAATGCCAATAGGTATTTTCCCTGGAGACAAAACATTGTAGTTCTTCTCCAGGGCCCCCTTTATTTTGGCCAAATCGCCTGGAAAGCAAAGAGAAAGCTGCGCTTTATGCCTACACTTTTTAGGCAATGCAATCAGCCCCAATGTTGATAGGCATTGGTTTTAATAATATTATTTGTTATTGGACAAAATGTCAACTACTTGTTACGGTAATATGTTGTGTTTTTTGTAACTAGCCAATATCCTCGTCTCCAGCAAACAACTTGTTTATGTCATTGGCTATCCTATTATAAACACTACATACCTCTTTGTTGTTATCTAAATCCATCGGACCGTAAAGAAGTTCCAGAAGCTGTTCTATCTCGTCAAGCTTCTGCTTGATCATATTGTTTAAAGTCTTCCTGTCATACTTATTATCAGTCATAGTCATCACCTATCATCTTAGGATGTCCAAAACGGCATCGCGCACCATTTCTGGGGTTATGGCCAACATGCACGCTGGTTCACCAGCGATGCCGCTTCTTTCCTCGCACTCCTTCAGTGTGTGATTATAACAAGGGGCACAATCAAGGCCGCTGTTTAGTCGAATACTTCTCCCTTCCAGTGGCGCTTCCCAGTATGGGGTAGGGCCAAAAATGCCCACGATCCCGCTGTGCCCGCACGCAGCGGCAGCGTGCATAGCAAAAGAATCAATAGCAACAACAACGTCGCACCCATTGATTGTAGCGCAAAAATCGCGTATCGGCATGGAATGCGGGGCTATATTCACCTTGGGCCCCATCACATCCATGATGATCTCCACCTTATGGGAATCCTGAGGGCCTGCCAAAAAGATGCAGGTCATCCCCTCGTCCGTCAGCAAGTGGTACAGCTCAACCCAATACAGAAGAGGCCACTCCTTAGTGGGAAAACGGCTGTTGTCGCCTCCAATAGCTAAACCAACTACGACAGCGTACGAACGCACAATCTCCTGAATGGTCTGGAACCCCTTCTTGCGCTCCTCATCTGTTAGCCGAATCCAAGGCTCACCACATTCTACTACCTTTCCCTCAGGAAGCAAAGATCTCGTCAGGCTTAGGACTATACTGTGATAGTCCTGACGTTGGCTAAACCTGAATCTGTCGCTAACCCCAAGCCCAACGTAATACTCGGAATCCTCATTGGCCGGAACCAGCTTGCCATACTCATTAATGCTGTATCCCAGCATTAGACAAGGCTTTTGGTCGGCCAACGCCTCTTTAGATCGCTCAAATATTTCCTTCCCCAGAGCAGCTTGCCCTGGGTCAGCCTCCAACACCACCACCGTATCAAAAACGCGATTGCGCAGTATTTGTGAGGTCTCCCACCCATACTCAATAACCTCATCAACGTACGGGTTCCCATCAAAAAGGGGGATGGCCTCCTTCCGCGTTACCCACGTGATGTGATCGGCCCCTGATATCCGTAAAGCCTTGGCTATCGGCAAGCTTTTGACCAAATTTCCCAGGCGGTTCACCCTAAAAACAATGGCAGTATTACCCACCCCAACATATTGAGGGCAATCGCGACACTTGCCGTCGTTAGCGCAAGGTTTATAGCCGTTGTAATACTTACAATCAGTTGCATACTTTCCGTTGATCTTCATCGTTTACATCACCGTGCCACCCTAGTAATGCCCCACTCTTCCCCAGGGGTATCGCTACCCTCATCAAAGCTATCCGGACGCCTTATAGGAACGGTAACCCACCTTCTAACGAATCCGCGACCAATCTTGGTCCACAGAGAACCATCCTCCGTGGCCGTAACAAACTGCCAATATGGCGCACGGAAGCAGCTTATCCTCTCTACGTATCGGCGCACCAAGACATCGGGGTCTAGCTCAAAACGCACCAGGGCGAGGTTGCGCCAGCACCCTCGCCACCCCAAAACGTGCTGGGCAGCACTTATGGGCACCGACAGAATACCGCTGGTAGGGCTGGCAAGCTCGCAACTGGCGTCGTCAAGCTCTTCCAATAGCTCCGAATCGCAGTTGTTAGTGTCGTAACCGAACCACTTGCCCTCCTCGTCCCCAGTGCCCACTATAAGCCACTTATTGTCGTCGAAATACTGAACCCAATCGCCTCTACCAGCCACGTAAATCATTCTTACCCTCCTAATCCAGTTGATACAAGCCGGTTATCATATTCTCCGTTACCCAAATGGCCGTTTCGGCGCTAACCGCAGCCACCCAGCGCCTATTAGCCCTATCCACTTTCTGCCTACAACTCCTGGTGATGGCATCCCGCCAGGTTCTGTCGCCTATTACGTCGGCGAGCCACAATATCCTCTCTCGGCGTCCGTCACAACTCTCCTCATCGTATTCTATTACAAAACCGCAATCTGTTTTCACATAATAGTTTTCCCCAGTAAAAGTATCTCTAAACATATATCTTAGGTTGTAAATCCGGCTGCCATCTTTGGTGTAAAGAACTACATCCCCGCATACTGCATCAAGCGGGGCGAACTCGAACCTGCAAGCCGGTATATCAACCCCATGATACAACTCATACGAAACAACATAACGCTGATACTCCCAGGGGAAGTAATGCGGATAGCCATAAAGTATGTGGGAAAGCAAGTCCCTTACGTAGGGGACGTGCCACTTTTTGCCTTTGAGGTGCAGCTTCTTTATTTCGACGTAATAATCTGGTGGCAATATGTAATACCACCAGTTCAGAGGCGCAAACTCCACCTCATCTTCTCTTTCCCCACTCCTAATGCCTTTGTATTCGCTAATCCGAAATACGTTATCTCCAACCGTCATGTAATAGAAGCCGCGCCACCCAGCGTAGTATCTCCGCTCTCCGTCCGAGAACAAATAGACAACTTCGTCCCTGTGGTCTACCGGAAGCTTCGGCGGCCTTCTTTCCTCAATAACACTAACTGGGAGAGTAAGCTTTATATGCCCTCGGCAAATCATTCCCCATCTTCCCCTTCCTCCTCTTCCAACCCGTCAATAATATCGTGAACCGCCCAGAACTCAACCTCCTCATAAACCTCCCACATGTCCTCTGTGGCGAACCAAAACAGCTCGTACGGACACGCGGAGTTGAGCACAATGGAAACCACCTCGGGAGAGTAAATGGCGCTCAGGCGATGCTTGACGCGTTCCCGTATCTCCTTCTCAAACTCCGCCAGATCCCTGTACCAGCTAGCGTCCAGTTCCATATACGCCTCCCCAGCAATGGGGTCAAGCAACTTGTCATCCCCCCACAAGAACTTTCCCTGCTCGCGCAGGTTGCCTGCGGATATGGAGCTTAGCGGCTTGGGACGCTGCTCCTGTCTGTCACGCTCCCTCAGCAACTCAACAACGCGCCGTTCTATGTCCTTCAGCGTCAGCATCCTTATCATCACCCTTCGTGAGTAAACCTCAGCGCATCAACAATGGCAGCACAAGCCTCCGAACTCAGCGGCCCTACCGTCTCCTTGTGAGTGCGCCACGCTATCGTTATATTCCATTTGTAGTTGACACCCTTAAACAAATCCAGCGCCAGCAACTGATCTATGTGGTTGCCACTAAAGTAACAATCAATCGTCGCATTGTCACTATGCGGAGTGCGCTTCGCCAAGATTTGGGTATCAGGCGGCCCATCCAAGCGAATCGTGCGGATAAACTCCACGCAATGCGGCGAAATACACCGCTTCCCCTCCTCATGGGGATATTGCCTTATAAACTCCCATATCGGCTCCCGCGGCTGATTAATAGCTATGGCCGACTCCACCCACCCCTCTTTAGTAACTTTCTCGCCCAACAACGCCGCTAACACGTGCCGCGAGCACACAACCTCATCGCCAGCATCAATGTCAACGTGCCAGGTGTCCCCCAGGGGCAACAACTGTTTAAACAGCTTCCCATAGGGGTTGCTGGAAATAACCTGAATGTCCTCGCGCTTGCCCTCGCGCTTCTTGATGGCAATGGTCTTGCCGTCAACGGTGCGCAAAAACGGCTGCACCTCACCACCCGTGTAGCGCAACCCCCACTCCCACTCCCCTCCATAAACACGAAAGACGTTGCGCACCTCACTCCAACCAACTTGTACATACCCGTCCGCAAGCTTGATGTACATTCCCTTTCTCCTTCCTACTTCTCGTACTCAACGTCATCTACAAGGGAAACAAGCAGGGGGAAGACATTGCTTTCCACCCTGCGCGCTACCTTGCAGAGCGGCGCAAAACAGGCGTGCACCGCACCCCGTACCCTGTCCGGCACCCCCAACACGAAGTCCACCACCCGCTTCGAGTAAAACTTCCCCACTCTCTCCTCCCCAGCCTCAACCAGCTTCTTCCAAAGGGCCCCCCGCCACTCCAACCACCCCTCCGTAACCTTCCCCCGCGCCTCGCCATACACAAAGTCGAAGAACTCCTCCGCCCCCTCACTAAACAACCGATACGCCAACTCATACAAGTTGGCCTCCTCGCTGTACAACGGTCGCGGCCGGCACTCCAGCGCATCCCGCTCCCGCAACAGCGACCGCACCCCGTTCTCCAACGTCTGCCGCGTGTCCTCATCCGTATACTGCCGCACCCGCGGGTGCACAATCTCCCTCAGCGCCCACTCCACTACCGCAGCCACCGGCGCCGTCGCCAACCACACCAGCCGCCCCTCCCCGCCACGCCACCCGTGCAGCGCATTGTCCACCACTTCGTCGCTGAAAAACACCCCCAACCGCCAAGTAGCGTAATGCACTACCCCAGCATCCAGCCGTCCCAAACGCTCATACCACTCCTCACTAACCGACCCCCTAGTCGCATTCCCATACCAATAATCCGTGTCAGTGCCCCACAACCGACACCCCAAATCCCACGCCTCTAAACTGCTGTCATACAGCCGCCGCTCGCGCCCCTCACACTCGTCCTGCTCACGCAACAACGCCTTCACCTCTTCCCTAATCTCCCGACGATCCATCTCGCTCTCCTTCCTTGTCCTTCTTTCTTTCCCGACCAACTCCTATGCTGTATTATACCCACTCTCCCCTCAACCTAAACCTCTTCACCTAAAATAAAGGCAAGCGAATGTTACCCGAAGCCTCCCATAGCCTCCGCTTAGCCCTGTTGTAATACTCCTCCTCCTTATCTATGCCAACACAGTTGCGCCCCATCCTATAGCATACCACCGGTATGGTCCCCACCCCCATAAAAGGATCCAACACCCAAAAAACCTCCTCGCTGTGCCGATACAAAAACCTCTCTATCAAATACTCCGGCTTCTGGGCCGGATGCCCCCACCGCTCCCTCTCCCTCCCCATGCAACTGGGCCCCTCAATAAAGTTGTGCGCCGTAAAACCCCTCTGCGTCTTCCACTCCCTAAAAAACGCCCTCCCCCGCGTAGCATACACCACCGCCTCTACCGAACTCTTATACGCCGGCACGTGCACCACACCATTGGTGCGATGCCAGATTATCGCGCAGCGATACCTAAGAAGCAGTCCGACCCGCCTATCTCGGTGTAAGGTTTGCGCGCGTCAACCCCGGGCTTCTCGATCTTTGCTAGGAGACACGCCATAAGCAGTCGGACGCAAGCCCTATTGGACTGGCACTCGACGACATAGGCCAGCCGCTCTTGTACCTCATTGGGTATGCTCTGTGGCACTCGCAGGTTCGCCGTGGCCTGCTCCAATGCAGTTGCGAGAGCCTCCGGTGGGTTCATTGGTTCCTCACAGCAGCGTTATCTGCGCCTGTGGCTCCGGCAGAGAATAGTTCACCCACAGCACCTCCTGTCGCATCCCTTTCGTGGAGTGGCATACCCTCTGCGGGGCGAGGATCTTGGTCCAGCGTTCGCTCGGATAGAGCTCCTCCATCAGCGGGCAGTCGTAGTTAGAGATCGCAACCGAACCCTGGACCGCATTCAGTACCTCTGCCAACTCACGGTGCTCTTCGTCGGACATCTCCGAAGCGTAGGCACTGCAGTCTCCTCTGGTAGCGTGGACGTATGGCGGGTCGCAGTAAAAGAGGGTGTCCGGCGCGTCGTAGAGCCTTATCACGTCGATTGCTGGACGGTTCTCGATCTGGACGCGCAGAAGACGCTCCGCGATGTCGGGCAATGCCTCCACCCCGCCTAGCCAGCGACTGACGACACCACTCATGCCTGACCGAGACGTGTTCTTGCAGTTGGCCCATCTACCCACGCTGGCTCTCTGTGCTAGCCCAGTGCGCACCTGTCGAGCCCGCACGTAGAACCGCCGTGCCCGCTCTATTGGATCCAAGTCCGGGTCGATCTCGCAGGCAAGAGCGAATTCCTCACGTGAGAACGGGGTGAGTGCGATCAGTTCGACCAGGCGGTCCTTGTGGTCCCTAAGTACTCGGAAGAAGTTAACGACCTCGCCATCGAGGTCGTTATAGGTCTCGATGGGGGAAGGTTCGCGGTTGAGCAGAACCGCGGCCGAGCCACCAAACGGTTCGCAGTAGTGATGACACCTAGGCAGTAGAGGCAGCAGCCACTCCAAGTGACTGAACTTGCCCCCATACCACCCGAAGGCTATCCGTTTCCTCCCGTTCGGCTTGACGAGGGGATCAGGCTGACGCATCTCAACCCGACACCGTTGCTGAGGCTGCTGTGATAACTCGAGTGACATTATACGTTACCACAATGCCCGGCATTACGCAAGCGGGGGATGACCGCATCGACTTGCCGACGCATTCGGCGTCCAACCGTGCTGTCCACTTGGGCTGGCCCGCAATGGGCCGAAGGCTCCCTCGGTTTGTTCGCCGCCGGGGGGACGCAAAACGATGCAAATCACGTCGACGTTAACGCGCCTTTGGTAGGCAAATACGGCCTTTGAGGCGCGGTGCGCAACCCCTCGGTGGGCGATGAGTCCGCGCGGGTGACCTTCGAGGGGGAACTGTCCGCAGGTACGCGCCTGGTCATGGACCCACAGCAGGGTTCACGCCTGTTCGTGCTCCCGCAAACCCAATGACTCCAATATAACCTCATAATCACCAACCCGCTCCAACGGCGAAAAAACCAAAACCGCCGCATCATCCCTCAACCTGGATACCACCGGCCCCAACCAAGAATAATCCAGGTTCTCAACCGCATCCCACTCCCCAAAGTCCCGATTCTGATCCTTCTGCCACGCAAGCCGAAAACACTACTTCCGCTTCGAGTTGTAAGGAGGATCAGTAAACAACAAGTCAAACTCCCCATCAACCCCCTCTAAAGCCTCCGGCGTCCGCCCCAATACCATCTCTACCCTCGCTTCCATACCCAGACCCCCCTTCCATAACAAAAACAATCGCCCACTAACCTATACATTATACCCACTTCCACTCAAATACTAAACTATGCAAAATGGTATACCGCCCACCAACTTTTTTATATAAAAAAGACCCCCACCCACAACTCCCCCCACCACAAAAACCCCCGACCCCACACCCACCCACCCCCCCACCCCACCCCCCCCCCCCAACACCCCACACACCACACACA